CAATAAAAGAACTCACTTAGTCTGTGCTGGCGTACCTCCACCCATGGTAGCACCGTTGTTTCCGACTGTCAAGAGGTTGCCAAAGAAACTAGCAGATCCGATAACCACCACAGCTGCTGTAGCAATACCAACAGATATCCATCTGAAAGTTGCTAGTTCATTTACTCTGTTTTCTACTTTCTCAATGCGATCTTTGACATCTCTGATGAGTTCCATAATCACGCTATCATTTCTATCATTCTGTTCTAGTCTATTTTCATGACGCTCTAAAATGAGAGCAACGTTTTGGTTGCTCTCACTAATTTTATCAACTGCTCTTTCAAGTTTGTCAAGCATCTCTTTGGAGAGATCTTCATATATTTGAAACTTCGCTTCTAATACTTCTAGATCTCTGCCAAATCCAAACATGACTCCCCCTATCAATAAGATCCTGGGATATTACGGATTGCAAAATCTAGTGCTTTCTGATATGTAGTGTTACTCATGTTTAGCATCACACGGAACTTGTCTCTGTTCTCTGGGGATAGATTTTCATATGTAGCAAGGATTCTCTTAGCATCAAAGACGCCAATTCTTCCCGCCGTGCCATCCTGGAATACAAGATTAGCAAATGAAATCTCTGGATCTCTACCATATGCTGAACCTTCTTCGGCAACTTTCATGGCAGTGGTGAATACATCGACACCGCCAGCTGAACCACCACGAGGAATCGCTCCTGTTACAGGACTTTTATTCCAATCCATAGTATCCATCTCCGAAATTACATTACCCTGTGGGTCGTATGAGTTCTTTTGAACTTGCTTATCTGCTTTCTGCTGCTTCTCTGCTGCTTTCTTTTTAAAGTCAGACATACGAGCACGAAGCAGAGTATTCATTTCGTCTGCTTTATCAGACATTTTTTTCTTTGCATCACTACGCTTCGCTTGAAGATCGCGCTTTGCTCTCATTTCTTTAGAAGCTTTAATTTGCTTCTGTGCCTTCTCAGTATCAGAGATTGCCTCAACAATAATCTCTTTATTCTCTTCAGACATTTTAGTTTTCCTCCTTGACATTAAACGTTGGATAAGTTTTCTAGCACCTTTTTTACGACCATCAATCTTCTCATCTTTATTTCTTCTGAGAAGTTTTACTTTAGACTTTTTCTTTGTATTAACAAACACAAAGGCAGGAGGAAGTGCTAGTGAAGATCCATCACCTGCCATCATTTCATTCACAGTAGTTTGAGAAGTTTCAGACATTGTTCGTCTACATCTGTTGTATCTACATTCTCTGGCAATCTATCCAAGAATAACATGTATGCTTTTAAGATCGACCAGTATTGCGATTCTATTTTATAGAATAAAAGCAGCGTTGCTGCGTCATTGAATACATTATATAGTGTAATAATATGATTGAGAATTAAGTGGTGTTTCAATTCACCAGTGGTATCATAACGACGAAGTAATCTTTTGATATATTTGAACTTTTGTAAGTCCTCTTCGAAGTCATCATATGTAACAGACAACGGGTTGTCATAGTTTTTAATGGCAAATAACAACCAGTTGTCTGGTGTCAATTCATGAAATATCATATATCATCAAGCGTAGGTAATCGAAGCAGAGTTCGAAGTTACGGTTGTAGCACCGCCAGTAGAACTGATTCTTACACGGAACTTGTAACCATCGTAGGTTGCCTTAGCAGCAGCAGTGAGTGTAAGAATTGCACCTGTTGTTCCAGTGAATGGTGCAGTATTGGTAAGATTAGTCCACTTAGTTGTTTGTGTAGGTGTTTGATACTGCCACTGATACTGAAGTGTTGCTTGTCCTGCAGCAGTAACTGAGAAAGTTCCAGTGTAAGGTGTAGCAGCACCAGTAACATTAGCAGGTTGTGATGAGATGGTGATAGCAGTAATTGTTGGTGGATCACCTGCAACAGCATCATCATTAACTGATGCACCACCAGAATAACGAGCATATGTGCCGTCATTAGCATTTGCTTGAGTTTCATGTAGAACTACAAGGCACTCTGTCTTATAACGCTTAGTGCCATCTGGCATTTCGATTGTGTAATACGACCACCAACCAGGAGTATCAAACCCACGTTTGATATTTTCCTCCATTTGTGCTTCTTCGATAGAAACAAATAGGACTTGTCTACCAGGAACGGTAGGTGCATTTGTTTCAAGCGAATCCATTGCGTGGTATCTATCGAACCACTTAGGCACTGAACCCGCTGCGTCTGTCTTGCCCCATAGAGCCATAACTGTTCTCCCCTTAAGGTTTTCTATTATCTAAAAGATATTTATAAAAAAAGGGGATGCGAACATCCCCGACATATATTTAAATCTATTATCAAGGGGTAAGATCTTTTGCTCCCTTGTTCTTCAACTGTGCTTGTACTTGAAGAAGAATAAGTGAAAGAATACCGTTTGATTTTACTTTTGGGTTTGCTCCCAATGCTTCTGATACTGCAAACAGAACGGTTGCAATCAGAGCTTGATTAGCAAGACACCATGCGATTACTGCTGACATAATAACCTCCGATGTGGTTTACTGGTATTTAGGCTGCTCTCTTTGCCATGGCAGTTGCAGTTCCATACATAACGTCTTTCGCTCTGTTACCATACTTAGACTTGAAAGAACTGAACTTCTTCTTCATACCCTTAACAAACTTTTCTTTTTTGGCAGTCTCTGCTTTTGAAAGTTTCTTTTCTTCTAATTCAACATGCTCGTTTGCTTGCTTTTTCTTTTCCTTTTTCTTTAAGTCATCTTGACTCTTAGGTGGTTCTGGATCATTTGGAGTATCCACAGTAGGCATTACTTCAATAGTGGTTTTTTTCCCTTCCGCAACTTCTACTGCCTTCTCCCACATCTCTTTTACTGTCTTCTTAGATTTTCTATTGCGAAGAATAGCAAAATCGCCAGCGTCCACTTTACCATTCTTATTAGCATCAATCTTCTCCTGATTACCTGGAAGGTCTTTTGCTTCTTTCATTTCCTTCTCAGTCTTCTTTTCTCCCTTCTCTTCCTTACCCTTAGCGTGCTTATATTCTTTATGCTTGCCGCCTTCATCCTTCTCGTCTTTCTCTGCCTTCTCAACTTCTTCAGTCTTCACACACTTATCTTTACCATTCTCGGTGCCAGCATACTTATAACCTTTCCAGCAAGCTTTGCCATCAGCACCTTGCTCCTTGCCTTCCTTGTTCTTTCCTTCTACAGTAAATTCTTCGGCACGATTCTGCTTTGATGAGTTGCAATCAGCATCTCCATGCAAAGGACATGATGTGCCAGCACCCGTACCATTGCATTTGCCCTTCTCGTCTAATCGAATGAGTGCTCTCTCGATCAGTTGTTTAGAAAATTCATCTAAGTTCATTGTTCTTTTGTTAAATTTTTCTTCTTATACTTATTTATAAATGCCTTTACTTTTTCAACATTATCAGAACCATCGCGTTCCTTCATTGGTTCTGGGTCTGTTAAATAACATCCACAATGTTCTTTGATATCCTTTACCCATGCACGAAACATCTTACCTTCTGTGGTAACAGCGATAACATAGTTAACACCACGACGATGAATCTTTCCAACTTCACCACCACTATTTTGAATCCAATCTCCCTCAGCAAATACATTGCCAAGCATATAAGATTTTTGTTTAGATTGTACTAATAGTTCTTTGAGTGATTTCATGAAAATTCTAATTCGTAATTAACTGTTCCTTGATTTGCATCTAAATTATTAGTTGCCGATTTAGTTCCTGTTATCTTAATTGTTGTATTCGTAACATGCGTAGTAGAGAAAGAAATTTGACCGTTTCTCCACTTAGTCATATTTAGGTTTGCTTGATAAAACTTTTTTCCTGATAGGCAAGAAAGAATTAAATTAATGGCTTCAGGATCTCTCATAAGTTCGTCTGCGATATATCTACAAAAAAATATAGTCATCGCCTTTGCTCCAGAAGCATTTAAATTAGTTGTAACATCTGATTTAGTTGCTTCTGGATAATTTTGTTTATTTAAATTTGCTTGTATTGATCTAGCAGCTTGCACCATACTTGCATTATCACTAGATAATCTACCAGACTTTAATTGTCTAAACAATGTATAAGCAGAGTCTGCACTTGCAGCATAATTTAAAATATAATTGACACCAAAATGATACACCACTTTTTTACCATTAGTAGCACCATTCGATACTGCTTGAAAAGATGTTACTAATTTTTTCAAAACACTAGTTCTGGATAATGCTCTCCACCCAGTAGTATTTTTCTTTTTAGCATTCACAACCAATGGCATAACATTATTCCATATAGATGCTTTAGCTCCCCTTCCTGCTTTAGAAGATATTAAATATTTTCCACCCGAAGAATTGGCACCTCTGTTCTTATATTGCAAGAAAGAATCTATTCCTGGAAAAGAAGGATCAGTAGGAACTGCAAAATAATCTATCTCATAAGCAACAATTTCAGGAACATTGAAGGCTTCAGAGTCTCTTGATAAAGCCATGTATCCAATCAAGAGTTCTCCAAGATAAGCACCTAAAGTATTTTTTTCTTTATCTCCTATACCAGCGTTCCATGTTATTCCTTTTATTCCACTAACCAAATCATGAGCGAAGTATTCTGTAAATTGCTCTGCAATGTAATCTGGAACTGATGGTTCATTTTCCAATCCATTGATAATAGATGTAGCTAAAGATTGTGGAGTCTTGAATGCTTTACATGGAACATTAGTTTGACCGTTTAAACTATCAATAATAATATCTTCCCCCATATTAATTAATTTGGAAGATTCTATTTGCATAGTCGATTTGCCGTTTTTGACTTTATCCACACAATTTATGTGAATATATCCCAACTGTCCTCTATCATATTCCACTAAAACTTTATTAGAATAAGGACCATCTTCGTAGTAAATACTAGTTTTGGAAACTGTTATAGGATGACCGTGTTCTAATCTTTTATTTGTTTTGGTTCCAGTTAAATCATAAAGATAATTATTATCTTTACTATTGGAACTATTTGCTTTAATATAAGTTTCTATTTGATTATCTTTGAAATATTTTTCCCATTTCGCTTTACCAGTAGTTGCCATTACTGCATACCCTCCATCACTGCTTTAAATAATTCGGTAACCATTGCTCTTTTTTTGGTAACAAAATTTTTCGGCAAACCAGAAATAAAAGTTGGCATATCTTTTTCTGCTACTGCCTTTCTCATCTTGCTTGCAGACATACCAGATACATCATCTGCATCGGGGTCACGTTCTCCAGCACTCTTAATTTCAACAGTATTCATATTGTAATCTTTGCCGTTATATTGTTTGATAAATTGGAATGCTGGCACACGGTCAGAACCAACAACAAAGATGGCATCAGTGTATCCTTTATCTTCTAACCACTTTAGTGCTTTGATAGCATCTCTTATTTGCGAATCATAAACTACAGCATCCTTATGAGTAGGATACATTTCTTTCATGAATTTTACTTTATCCTGAGCGGAAAGAGGATTCTTTTTTTTATCCTGTGAATGACTAGGAAAAATAAAGTAGTCTCCACTACCAGCATATTCTTTAACCTTATTTATCAGTAGCTCATGTCCCGTCGTAGGGGGATTGAAGCGACCAAAAGTAAACGCAGCAACCTTGGCACCTTCAGTAGTAGGAGGACGCCACGACTTCTCCAGCGTGAAGTTAGCACGGGAAAACTCCAAGCGGTCAACAATCTTTACCGCCTTACCATCAACGATAGCAACGAAACCCTCGGGCTTCGTTACTACAAAGTTGTCACCGCTGCGAAGGAATACTTTGGTATCGCTGAGACCAGCGAGTTTGTTGTTGATGAGATTCTTAGCGTTAGTGAAAGAATTGTAGATGACAATGAATGCCTTGAATGCTCGCTTATTATCCTCAAGGAACTGAAGACCAGATGCTAACTTGTCGCGGTATTCATTCTTAGACTTCTCCGATTTCAAATCTTCAATCTTTTCAACTAAAGATTTTTTAAATGCTTCCTCAAACTTAGATATAAAACGATTGACGTTTGTAATCTTACTCCCTTCTTTTACATAGCTGTTGGTGAAACGCTTCATCGTATACCCAAGCGTGAATTGCTTGGTTGCTTCATGTGCCACCATTTCAATGAAAGGTTTAGCAACAGAAGCATTGCGGTCTGCTACAGCGATAACAGATTTAAGAGTGCGTTCCTCAGCAGAGGTCAACCCAGACTTGGCACTGATGTTATCCATCGTCGCAGATGCCAGAAAGACATTGCGAGTAGACTTCAGATTGAATTGACTGACACCGAATCCAGCGTTGAGCGTATTGATAGGACCAGTGCCACTATAGTAAGTATGAAACACAGCACCAATCTTAGCAGTGTTTACTGCCTTACCCAAGTCACTATCAGCAGACCACGCATACGTCAGCGTGTTAGGAGTTGCCGTATAGTAACGCTCACCATCAATATTCTTGGTTGCTACATCTTCATCCGTGAAAAGAAGATCACCCTGAATGATTCCTCTAATTCCAAGTTCAGGAAAATACTTCAAGCAATACTTAAGCTTCTTGGCGAGGTCAGGAATCTCACCATGATTCTTATCGATATCTGCCTCAGTAAAATTGACCTTAGGTTCTTTCTTATTGAATACAGATTTAGTGCCGACGAAAAATTGCTTGCTCTCTGGGTCAATGCCACAAACCACAGCAGGAGCACCGTCCCACTTCGTCGTAACGGTTACGTTACCAGTAGGACGACCACCAAGCTCGTCAAGGAAATTCTGAATGAGGTCTTTAGAAGCGACATATCCACCGTAACCATAATTGATTAGCTCGTCTTCTAAGTGCTCAAGGTGTTTGTTCTGGGATGCCATCTACGGGAAAGGGGGTCCACCCTTATTTAGGTGTCCCCCCATCATAGCACAGGTTTGAATCAGATGTCGCCTTCTGCTCGGTTCTCGGAACGATAAACGTCGAAGGCACCCTCTGGATATCGGGCAGTGAGTTTCATTACATTGGTTAGTACAACTTCATTTAAGTCAACATCTAAACCAATCAATGCCTGAGTGAAATACCAATACACATCACCAAGTTCTTTAATCAGGTGAGTACGATTATCTTCAGTCAGTTCTTTACCTTGAAATGCAATCTTCTTTACAATCTCAGTAAACTCGCCAGCCTCAGCAGTTAGTCCAACAGCAGCAGTCATTAGACGAGCAATCGGAACATCACGCTCAGACAATTGTTGAATGCGAGCAACAAACTCTTCATTACTCTTAGAAGGATAACTGGTAGTGCCATCCACAAATTGAGTATATTTAATTAGGTCAACTTGTTTTGTCATAAAATAAAACTAGTAAATTTACTTTGCGTGTTTCTGCTTTGTTCTGCTGCCATCTCTTCGAAGTCGTATTCTTCTTCTTTATCAGATGATAAGTCAACAGCGTTATCAACATTATACAACTTCATTCGTGCTCTGTCAACCCCAACAAGGAATCGCTTATACATGGTTGGGTCGTTGTATCGATTCTTCAACTGCTTCACCATTATCTTTCCATCTTTCTCCAGATCCTCTGTAGCGATGAGAGCAAACATAAAGTCAGCAGTAGCAGGGAGACCAAAGGACTCACTTGTATCAGTGAGATCGACATCACTATTGCCAAACCCAGACCTTGTAGTTTGAGTAGCAGAGACGAGTGGAACATTGTGTTCGACTGCCAATCCTCTGAGTTCTTCCGCGATTGCTTTGACATAAGTATAGGAGTTTACAATCGCTCCTTTATATCTTGCACTGGCACAGATGTTAAGGTAATCGATAAAAATAATATCAGGTTTAAAAGTCTTTTTGAGTTGAAGTTCATTGAGAAGAGATTTGAAATGACCGACATGTGCTGATGCTGTTGGGTATTCTTTAATAATAAGACGACCCTGTGTTTTACGCTTCAGTTCATTAATACGACTTTGGAAGATTGTTTCAGGCAAATCTACAAGGTCTTTGATGTTGACGTTAAACAGGTTAGCATCAATACGTTCAGCAATCTTTTCTTCTGCCATTTCCATAGTGATGTAGAGAACGTTGCGACCCATCGACAAACAATGAGCGGCAAGGTCACACATAAAGAGTGACTTACCTACACCAGTTCCAGCAAGAGCTACGTTAAGAGTCTTGTTTGGTAGACCACCTTTGGTAATCTTATTGAAGTATTCAAGGTGGAATGGAATCTTATCTTCCTCACGATGGTAGAACTCATATCGCTCTACACTATTCTCAAGATAATCGTGACCTACATGTTCGTCGAACGATACTGCCAGGGCCTCTTGTAGGATTGCTGGGATCGCATCTTTTGAAATCTTTTG